CCCATAAACGTAGACGTATCAAGTGGCGCCGAATACGTCGCCGTCATCTGACGGGCTAAATCTTTTCCTGTGTCTTGTAAATAATCTGGTAATGCCATTATATCATCCTCGATTGTAACATTTGTTGTTGATCATACATTGCTTGTGCTCCTTCTAAGCCTTGCGACTCTTCAGAAACTTCTCCTCCAGCTTCTAAGTTATCCATTAAATTTTGCATAACTTCAGAGCCTTTGTCTATGTCTCCACCGCCTGCATTTCTAACTGCATCAGCTGTAAAAACGAATTCATTTTTGCTTAATCTAGCTGGTACATCATCTGCTCGCTCTTTTCTACCTAAATCTACGAAGCCACCAGTCTCTCTATAATCCTTTTCTTTACCACCCATATCAATCATTTCTTCTGCTACTTCAGTTTCCATGATTCCACCTTCTTGCGCTTTGATTCTTCCACCATCAGCTTTTCTATTTTTTAAAGCTTCAAAAATCATTTGATCATCTGTACTTGAATACATGTCATCATAGTTTTTCATAAAATTTTTAATGTCTCCGCCACCTAGTCTTAATTTTTGAGCTATTATATCTAAGGCTCCTTCATCAAGAGCATTAATGCTATAGGAGTTTAAATCTCCATCAACACCTTTACTTATGTCGTAACCTTGTTCAATTAATTCATCTAAAACTTTTTTGGATTTTCCTGATTTAACTGTTACAAAAACATTTTGTCCAACAGCTTGTGCCTGTGGGCCCCAATCGGTCATAACATCTTCGTCTCTAATTTGTATACTTATATCAGCATCATCAAATAAAGATTTGATTTTACCACCAGCCCGTTGTACGCCTGTTTTTATTGTAGACATAAGGTTTCCTAGACCACCCCATTTATAACCTATTCTTCCACCATCAGCAGCCATAGCTACTTCTTGTGGTTGCTCCATGCCTTGACCTTCTTGTTGTGCTTGCATGATTGCTTGTACGAATTGTTCAAAAGTTAATGTGCCACCTTGATTTTTATATTTTACAAATTCTGCCATAAGCATTTGTTCTATTTGTTCTTGTCCCGGCTCTCCGCCATTCATTAATCCTGCTCTTCCACCATCAGCTGCATAAAAATTAGGTTGTACAAATTGTTTACCAGGCATGAAAGATAATGTGCTTGCTGTTGGGTTTCTGTAATAATCAATTGCTTGATTTCTTATGTCGGCAATACTTGAAGGAATTTGTGTCCATGATTCTTCAACCACATCTTCTTCATCATCACCACCCATTAAAAATGGTAGTGCTGTTGCTCCTGCAGCTGCTAATCCAAATGCATGTTTAGGATTGAACTCTCCACCTGACCATGGGTTTAAAAGTTTACCTGCTCCACCTAACATTCTTGAAAAGAAACCTGGGTTTCGTGCTGCTATAGATGATGGTAGTCTTGCGCCACCGGCTGCTCCAGAAGCTAAAAATTTACCTATTCCTCCACTACCTGCACCTCTACTCATCATTCCAGCTAGTCTACCCCAGGTAGATTGACCACCAAAAGGAATCATACCTAGACCACCTATTAAAGCAGCTTTACCTATAGGGCTTTTGACAATCTTTTTAACACCACGAACAGCTTTCTTAACTAAGCTTCCTAATCCGTATTGTTGTCTGGGTTGTTGCATTCTAGAAATTGCCATAATTTTACCTTAATCTCCTAGTTTATTACGTTTTACTCATTAAATCAAGAGGCGGCATAATGACCTTTACGTCCTGTGCCATGTCCTCGTTTTTGTAACCCTTAGCTTCCCAGTCTTTTCTTTCCTTAAAAAGTTCGCCAGTTTCCTTGTGTCTATAGGTTAATTCAACTGTTGCATTTTTTATTTCCATTAATCAGTTTTCTCCTTCTTAATATTTAAATAACTGATAGTAATAACTACCCCATCACTTACTGTTCCTGCTGTAGTAGCAGCCAATACTTTTCCTCCTTCTACTACCATTGGATTTGTTAGTATTTCTACACTAGCTGCTGTCGCTAATGTTTGAGTATGTATTACTTCAAAAGCATTATTAGTAATAGTTATTGTGGGAGTATTAGATCCTGATTTATTAGTAACATGTAGAGACTTAACAATAATAGTTTCGTTATCTCCTGGCTCTAATAAGTTATTACTTTCAGCCGCTGTTACAGTTTTCCCATAAAATTTATATTCGTTTACTACTGCCATTATGAGTCTAAAAAGAAACTTTTAGCTTCTATCTCTTGTTTAACTTCATCTTGAAATGAAGAATTTAATTTTGTAATCACGCCATCAAGGTCCCTGATCAAAGATTGTAAGTTTTCTCGTCTATATTCTTCTTCAGCTCTTGTTAATGATTGTACAATTTTAGCCATCGTAAGGTCCCAATCCAAAATTAGAATTAGTAAAAGCGTCTGTATTTACTATACCTTGATTTGTTGTTAAATCCTCTTCTAAATAATCATTTATACCGCTCCATGGACCCTCCATTACGCTTTGAGTTATTCTATTATCTCCTGGATAATTAGTCTTTGTAACATTATTAACATTACTAACATTATTGTTAGCACCCCACGTAAATGTTCCGTCCTTCCATGCACTGCTACCCATGTCTGTTGATATGTTTCTATTACGATTAAAATCTTCAGGTACTTTACCGAACAAACCTAGTTGATTATATTGAGACATATCCTTTGGTTTGTTACCAAAAATTCCTTTACCATAATCATACGCAGTTCCAATTGCACCACCTACAAGTGGTATGCCCGTTAATAAACTCATTAGTCCACCAAAGATTCTTCCACCCATTCCTGGTTTAACGTCACCGGTTCCTTCTTCTTCAAACTCATATCTTTGAGTTACTGGATTAAACCGTATGTCTTTTTGTCCTCCAAATCCAAAAAAACCACCTCTTCTATTTTGAATATCTCTATATCCAGAAGGGTTAAATAAACTTTTTCCTACCCATTTACTACCAGAACCAATGTATTTCAGTTGACCATCCGGGCCATATGCATATTCAGGTACAGCTCCTTCTCTTACTCTATCACTTACCGCTGAAGTTTGACCAATATTTTTTTGACCAGTTAAAATCGATTTCATGTGAGCTTCGTTTCTAGCTCTTCGTTCTTGAGCTCCTCTTCCACTTCCAGATGCGTCTCCGTGAGCTCCGCTATCGTAAGCACCTGGACTTCTATCTCTAGTGTAATCTCCTTGTGAGTCTAAAGACATGATTCCAGAAGGACCTGTATTAGGACCATTCTTTAATGAGCCATGTAAATTCTTTTTAAGGATTAAATCTTTTTCTGCTTTAGTAATATAAGCTAATTCAGTTTTAGGAGCTTTAGGATTAGACTGCCACTTAACAGGAACAGTTACAGTTTTTTGTTTACCTAAATAATTTCTTGCTGGTTTTTCATTACCTTGCATTTCATAATTTATTTTTTTATCTGTAGCCATTACCTTCTTCCTCCTGGATGTATGTCTAATCTAAAAGTTCCTAGCTTCCAATCTTGGTTGCTTCCTGTGTTTGCAACTTTCATGGCAATAGACCTTGCTCTTAATCTTGTGTCTTTTTTAGTTGTAGTATTATCAACAGTAAAATTAGTAGTAGTTGCAGAACTATTTGGATAGTCTCTAGTGGTAAAAGTAATTTGGGTATTACCTGTTTGTGAAATAAAATCTGGTATAAATCTACTTATTCTCATTATAAATTCTCCGTCTCCTCTAAGGTCAGGCGTTCCTATAATTTGTCCACCACCTCTAGCTGTCTTTTGAGTAATGTCAAAATCACCTGAAGTAATGGTACCTATCACGGCAGTTACTGCTCCGCCGGCATTAATTTGATCGGTCCCTGTTTCCTGCTTATAGTATATAGTACTTCCGTCCGTATTACCAGTAACATCGAACGAGGCGTCATCAGAAGGATTATAATAACTAGCATGTGGCCTATCAAAAACCGCTGAATCTTGCCACGCTGCTCTAGGTAAAGTACCTGTTGTCCATATAGGTCTTTTAACAGTGGAGTCTAGATAATTATAAGTAACCACCCTGTTGACTGCATCAGAAGCAGCAGTACAATAAAACCAACTTACCTCTCCAAAAAGATTATTTAATCCGCAGTTTACAAGATCTCTTGAGGTAAAGTTTAAATCATCATAAACATGGTCTTCTACTAAACAAGGTAAGGATTTTAATTGACCATCATATGCAAAGAAACCATTTTCTGACATCCAATAAGCCGTACCATCCACCTCAATATTTGCATTTTTTCCTATTAACCCACAGTTAGTTCCTACTTGTTCGAATGAAAAGGTAAAGGGTTGACCAACGAATTTCATAAGAAATAATGCGGTATCAGTCCAAACATAAATTGCATCCCTACCTTTGATAGCTCCCATAATCATAGAACCATCAGCCAGTCTTTGTGTGCCTGCAGTATTGTTTGCTTTAACAGTATAAGAATCAGATTGATTAATACTTTCTTGAGAAGAGAATCTAATAAACATATCATCTTGTGTTGATGAAGTTCCAATAGTTGTTTCAGTTCCCAAGAACACTAAGTGTCTATCGGGTGTTGATACTAATACATGACGTGATGCTGTAGGTGCATTTGCTAATACTGTAGCTCTAATATTGACCGCACCGGCTGCTGCTGCATCCCATTCAAAACACTTACCATTATAAATAAGTGCAATTAATTTTGTTCCATAGTTATCTAATATCCATAGTCCTGGGTCAATTGTAAAGTCAGCAGAAGATGCTTCACCCCAGGCAACATAATCAGATATGTTTGTTACTGTATCTCCTCCGCTATGTGATGCTTTGGTTGTACCATTAACTTCTCTTGCACCCCCACTTAAAATATTAGTTGTTGTGTTATTGGCTGTAAAACTTATATCTTCTGACCCAATTCTAATCTCTCCAGTAGATGGAAAAGCTGAAGAATTGGTTAAAGGAATATCAGTTACAACATCATTAATACCAGAAGCAAGTGTTGTAGTTGCTGGTCCTAGAGCTGTCCCACCAAATAACCCTGTACCCCAACCATAACCACCTAGTTGTTGAGAAGGTCCTACAGTATAATAACATAACACAGAAGTACTGTTCCCATCACTTGTAGTTAAAGGCGTCCCTGATTCCTGAACATCCATTGTAATTGTAAACGTATCTGTAGTAGGAACAGAAGTTACCATAAATTTTTGGTCTTCAAAAGTAGCATCACTATAAGTTGATCCAGCAGGTACCCCACTAACAGAATCAAACATAACAATATCATTTTCACCTAGACCATGAGATCCAGTGCATGTTACTGTAACTGTTGTTGATGAAGAGCTACTTGAAAATTTTGCGCCTGTTAAAGTAGTTCTAATTGGATGAATGTCATAATACACTCCTCCTGAATAAACATATAAAATTCTATTAGTTCCTATGGCTGCGTATTTAATACCGGCATTATCATCCCAGTGATGAATAGCTCTAGCTGCACCAGTTAACTTATCGTCACCTAATTGAGTCCAACCACCTATTTTTTCTGGGGTACCATATCTAAAACGAACATTGTCACCATCAAACCATTGTCCCTCGGCCCCGGTCTGTGTGACTTGTTTGTTGAACCCTGGTAAAAACCCTAACTTTTGTAACATATAACCTCATTATAATACTATTTTACACCTGATGGTAGACCTAGCTTGGCTCTTCCATCAAATCTATTTTTGTCAGCAAATGGGCCATTTACATGATTATAATGTAGAAATACTTGACCGCAAATGTTCCCGTCAAAAGGCTCTCGCCAATGTTCGAGTTCACATCCACTATATACTAGCATATCTCCTACTTCAAGCAAGACTTTCGTTCCTGCTGGAGCGTTTGGTTTTACAATATTTTGTCTTTCATTAATAACATTATCAGCTCCTGTACCATCTATAAATATAGGCCAAGGATCTCCCCCTAGATTTAATGTACAAGATATCTCACAACTAGGTCTATCTTTATGTCTATGTAAACAATCTCCTTTTTTATATGCTCTAGCATATGAATAAGTTGGTATTAAATCTAATCCTGTATGTTGTTTCATAACAGGAAGCATTTTAACCATTAATGTATCCATTGCAAAATCACCATAACACGAGAATGTATTAGGTATTTGTTGATCAGACCAGGTGCCTAGCATACCATTATCATAAATAATATTATTATCATACATCCATTTAACGGCCTCTCTTTTAAGTAAAAAGTAGTTAAATATAAAATTAGCTAATTCATAAGGTAATGCCTTATTAATTACTTGATACTTTTGATCTTTAAACATCAAATCCTTTCTGTAAAAAATTAAAACTCACAGATATTCTTATATCATTAGATTCGTTAGGGTCAACACAATGCCACAACCAGGCTGGAAAGATAATTATTCTACCTTCCAATGGGTTTACTCGAACTTCTCGCCACAAATGTGAGGGTGGTTGACCTTCTTTTCTTCTTGGCATAACCATGTGTGCTGTTGCTCTTGGTTCATTAAATACTATTTGTCCAGAATTTTCAGGAGCCTTAATATAGTATACTCCACTAAAATGACTATTGGGATGTACGTGTGGTCTATTATACCCTCCCGGTGGATTTATATTAGCCCACATATTTCCAATAATAGGTTCACTTTCTAACCACTCTTCTTGAAATATTTCATTTTGCATTTTAAATAATTCATCAACTAAAGGTTTAAACACAGGTATCTTGTGCATCTCG